TTACTGACCTGCGCAATCTTCCGCTCCTGCCACTCCCCACCAGGGACCAGCGCCGGAGGCAGCGGAGCAGGGACCACGGGTGTGATATTAATTGCGGAGGCAGGCTTACTGACCTGCGCAATCTTCCGCTCCTGCCACTCCCCACGAACGGCAAGTGCGCGGGGCAGGTTCTTAAAGACAATATCACCGGGGCCAATGCGTTTTTTCGTCTCATCAACCAGCTTACCTGTGTTATCAGCAATTTTGCTGAGTCTGCGTAGCGTACCGGTATTGCTGTCTGTGAGCGGTTTGTTGTCTTTGGGTTTATCGCCTCCGGTGCCATTGCCATTTTCCGCAGACTTCGGCGGATTGATTTTCGCAATGTCTCCCTGAAACAGAGCAACCTTGTCCTGAAGAATGGCCGCACGCTGTGCGTCTTCAATTTTCTTGCGCGCCCTTTCCGCTTCATCCGGAAGGACGCCAAGTTTTTCAAGTATCCACGCCAGCGTATCCAGTAGCATTTTTGCAGGTGTCAGAACAAGCTGTAACGCACCGCCAAGAACGTTACCGAATATCTCGCCAGCACTGGTACATTTATCCAGCGTTTCCTTGCTGGACTCCATCGGTGACAGCAGCGATTTAAACCAGTTAAAGACCTGAATAATCCCATCGCGCACGACATCAAAAACAGGACCGAACCGTTCAAAGGTTTCGCGCAACGGAGCCAGTCGTTCCATAATCCCGTTGAACACCCCGATATAAAACGCCTTGATGGGTTCCCAGTATTTCCAGATGAGAACTGCCGCAGCCACAAACGCGGCAACAATCAATCCGACCGGACTGAACAGCGCCCCGATAGCGCCACCCAGCAACGAGATGGAACCTGTTACCATTCCCCATAGTGCTGGCAGCACCCTGACGACATTCATTGATCCTGTCAGGAGAGAAAAACCGAGACGTAACGTAGCCAGCTTCCCGTGAAGCACCCCAATAACCAGAGACAACGAACCAACCGTTGCTGTTGTCGCCAGCAGTGCGCCTCCCGCTATCAGTAACTGGCGCGTCAGTACCGGATGGGCCTGCGCCAGCGCCGTCACCTTTGAGACCACCCGCGTGAGCCACTGCGTGACAGAACGCAGCGGACCGTCAATCAGATCTGCAATGCGGATGCGCAACCCTTCCCATGCACTGCCGAGTGATTTCAGATCGCCATCAAGGTTGTTGGCCATAACCTTTGCCGTGCGTTCAGCCTCACCGCGTGCGCCCTCAAGTTCTTTTCTCAGTTTGGGTAAGGAACCGTCACCCGCCGCATCAACGAGTGCCATAAACGATGTGAAAGCCTCTTCCCCGGCGATGTCCTTAAAGAAGGATACCCGGTCAACTTCCCCGTATTTGCGGGTGGCTTTATAAAGGTCAGCCAGCAGATCTTCCATCGGGCGCATTTTGCCCCCGGCATCCGAGACGGACACGCCCAGCTCTTTCAGAGCTTCTGCCGCCGCCTTTGGCGGTGATGCCAGACGAGCCAGGCTGGCACGCATTGCCGTCCCGGCATCACTCCCTCTGATGCCCATATTCGCCAGCACGCCCGCCATCGCTGCGGCCTGCTCCAGCGATATCCCCAGCTTACCCGCCACCGGACCGGCATATTTCATGGTTTCGCCCAGTGCGCGAAGGTCAGTGTTGGTACGGGTAAACGCTGCGGTGAGTGTGTCTCCGACCCGGTCCATCTGGTCAGCAGAAAGGCCGAACTGCGTCAGGATATTTGAGCCAATATCTGCCGTCTCGCCGAGATCCATACCGCCAGCCGTTGCCATGCTCAGTACGCCGGGAAGCGCAGCCTGAATGGCCTGTGGAGTGAAGCCTGCCATTGCAAGAAATGCCTGCCCACTGGCGGCATCGCCTGCGGTGAACTGCGTTTCAGAGCCAAGTTTTAACGCCTGCTCACGCAGCGCCTTAAACTGCGGGCTGTTTTTGTCGATTCGCGTCAGTGCCTGAACGCGGGACATCTCTTTCCCGAACCCGATCGCAGGCTGCAAAAAACGCCCGGCAGCATAGCCGCCAGCCGCTGCCGCACCAATTGCCAGCGCACCACCTGTTTTCAGTTTTCCTGCTGTTTCCTGCGCGCGCGAATACCGCTCACGCGCACGCGTTACACGCGCAAGCGCCTGCTGTTCGCGTTCAAGCTGATTGTTGTACTGTTCGGTGCGTCTGATGGCCTGCTGGATGGTGTTATCGCTGCCTGTCAGGGAAATGCCGTGGCGTTTCAGCTCTCCGCCAAGCTCCCGCATTTTCTGAATTTCCCGTGTGCGCGATTCATTCAGGCGTTCAAGCCGGGTGCTTAACTGCTGCATCAGCTTTTGTTGTTTTTCGCTGAGCACTGTACCCGTGCGTTGTAACTGATTAAGGGCGTTAAGCTGGCGTCGTGCTTTCACGATGCCAGCATCCGCTTTACTGACAGCGTCACGGGCGCGCTCAAATGAACGCGCCTGACGCTCGAGATTTTTGATCGCCCCCTGCGTTCGCTGGATGGAGTCACCAAACTGCCCCATCAGGCGGCGGGCGTTTTCGGCAGGCCGGGTCAGCCTGTCAACGGCGCTGAAAGCGACCCGGATATCAAGAGTCTTCATTGTCTGCATTCCCGCTGCGAAGTGCCGCCCGCTCACGCCAGCTAACCACTTCGCCGGGCGTCATCATGAAGATTTCAGCGGGCGACCAGTTAAAAATAACGGCAATATCTGCCACAAAGTCTTCTATGTGCTCAAAGCACACAACCGTGATCAGGCTTCCGTCGCCTGTTCGTTCTTCCCGCCAGAGTCCGCACCGCTCAAAAAATTTACGGCAACCACACATAACTGAATAAAGTCACGGGATGCCATTTTTTTGATCGTCACTTCATCCAGTCGCGGTGATGTCACGCGTGACAGCAGCGTAAACATGGATTCCGCTTTCAGATTCAGCACATCAGACAGCGACAAATCTCGCAGAGATCCAGCCTGCTCAATAGCCCCGGTGATCTCCACATACGTGATTTTTTCGCTGCCTCGCTCAATTGGTTGGGTAAGTTTTACGCCACGCTCACTGATTTCTTTCACAGTGTCAGCAACTACCGTGTTTTCGGTATCGATGTTTTTCGTCTCTTTCATCAGGAAACTCCTTTCAGTCAGAGGCGACGCACTGCGCCGCCTGCATATTACTTATCAGCCAAGCCCGAGCGCGGAACGGATGCGATCGGGCACAATGTCCTTGCCGTCCTTCCGGTAAATGAAGTTCAGCAGGTCAATCTCCCACAACGGGCGATCGTTAACACTCAGCTTGTAGTAGGTGTTTTTAATGGCGTAAGTGTGTGATGTGGCTTCGCCCTGTTTGGCTTCCCCCATATCAATTTCCGTCACACGTCCGCGCATTTCGACTTCATACAGGTCGCTTTCTGCATCGGTGTAGTATTCACCCGCAAAACGCAGCAGCGTGCCGTCAATCGTGCCGCCATACTTAAGGAACAGCTCACGAACTGCGCCCCCCATGACAAAGCTCGCATCAAGCGCGGAGTCATCCAGGCCGAGATCAATACTTACCGCTCCCATCATGCCACCACCCCGGTAGCTGTCGGTTTTGCGCGTCAGCTTAGGCAAAGTGACGGACGTCACCTTACCCACTTCGTTTTCACCATCCACAAACAGCGTAAAAAAGCGAAGATGTTTTGGCACAGCCATCAGGCACCTCCCAGCACCGCAAATGCGGGTTCAAAGTATTCATCAGTAAACGTCTGGTAAAGCTCCATGTCTTCCAGTGGCGGAACGGGCGTATATTTGTAGCGAATACGCACACGCCCCTGACGTAAATCCGTGGTGCTGTTATCCACCACGTCATACCAGCACTCCGCGCCAATCAGTTTCCCGGCAGTCACCAGTGAATCCAGTTTTGCCCTGATGGCACTGATAACATCCTTCACGTTCGCAGGCGTCAGTGGACTGTCGATGGTTTCAAACTGCGCTTCCGCAATTGAATCAGCCAGCACCTGTGCGGTTCGGGTATACACCTCAAAAATGTAGGCGTTCGTTTCCGGTGTGCGGTTGCCCCAGAAGCGGAACCCGTTGCGACGAATAATGGTCGTGATTTCTTTGTTGTTGAGGCTGTTGGCATCGCTGTCTTCGGCCTGCAACGACCAGAACACATGCCTCGACATCCCCAGCACATTTTTAACCGGAACGTTGGACAGCGATTTGTGCCAGCCCTGCTCATGGTCAATGTACGCACGAAGGCCGCACGCATAAGCAGGCGCGGGGAACGTTTCGTTTTCGCCACTTTTCGGGTTGTAGGCGATGAAGTCCGGCCATAAGAGCATCACTTCACGTTCGTTGAATTTCTGGCGGTAGGTAATCGCTTCAGCCATCGTGTTACAGCCGTGACATGAGGCATACACAAATGCGCGCAGTTTACCCGCAATCACGCACAGGGATTTTGTCACCGCCTCCGTGTCCAGCTCCGGCGCGGCCAGAATACGCGGACGGTATCCGATGCTTTCATCCTGCTCTGCAACAAGCAGCGCATACATCCCCGTATAGCTGCCGTCATCCTCAGAACCACCGATAACCAGTTGATCCTGCGTCTTTTCGTCTTCTTCTTTGTGTTCAGCCACGCGAACGACGATCACCTTTGTGCTCACCTGGTCTGCGATGGCCTTAAGCGCACGATAAAGCGTCCCCGTTGTTCCGCATTTTCCCAGCACGTCATTGACGCGGGTCAGCAGTGTGGGCTTGTTCAGCGGGAACAGCTTCGCGTCCGCATCATCCGCCGTTGCCACGATACCGATAACGCTGGAATCAACATCGTTAATCGCTGTTACCAGGTCGGTATTTTCCGTAACACGGGCACCATGAAAACGAGTTTCACTCATAGCTTCAGCCCCTTGTATCCGTTAAATGATTCGGCAACAATCATCACCCACCACGCGCGTAATCTCACCCCTGCGCCGTTCTCCCGCCACGGCGACAACAAAAAGCAGTAACCCCCTCCGCACGCACATGCGACCATGCCACACAGGGAGGGAGCAGATGACCGACACCACCATGCAATTGCTCAGTCAGGGCACAGACCCCGTGAAAATGCCGGATTTTGATATTCTCGCCGAGGGTAAAACGCTGTCCGGCGTGGCAGAACGCCTGATGAGCCTGTCACTGACCGACAACCGGGGATTTGAGGCGGACCAGCTCACCATCACGCTGGATGATGCCGATGGCCAGTTGCAGCTACCGCCACGGGGCGCGCGTCTGACGGTTCTCATTGGCTGGAAAGGGGAACCGCTGACAGAAAAAGGCACTTACATTGTTGATGAAATCGCTCACGAAGGACCGCCGGACAGGCTGACTGTTTCAGCCAGAAGCGCAGATTTTCGGGATGAATTTAACGTTAAACGTGAGGTGTCCTGGCATGATGTGACCGTTGAGCGAGTGGTATCCGCCATCGCTCATCGGTACGGTCTGAAACCACAAATCAGCGAAATGCTGATGGATATCGAAATCGACCACGCCGACCAGACCGAAGAAAGCGACATGTCCTTCCTTACGCGCATGGCGGAAATGCTGGGCGCAATCACCACGGTAAAAAGCGGCAATCTGTTATTCATTATGCCAGGCGGTGGCGTAAACGCGCAGGGGCAGCCGTTGCCATCGTTCGCCATCACACGCAGCAGCGGCGATCGCCATCAGTTCCGCATTGCTGACCGCGAGGCGTATACGGGGGTACGCGCCTACTGGCTTGATCTTAATTACGGGAAAAAGAAAAAAGTCAGCGTGAAACGCCGCAAACCGAAAAAGGAGAAAAGCAGCAGCCGTGAAGGTGACTATATGGAAGGTGCGGAAGGCAACGTGTTTGTGTTACGCAAGACTTATCAGAACGAGCAGGCAGCAAGACGTGCAGCGGCGGCAAAGTGGCAGCAGCTACAACGCGGAGCCGCATCATTCTCCATCACACTGGCGCGTGGATGCGCAGAACTCTATCCCGAAATGCATGGCACGGTGACAGGCTTCAAAAGTGACATCGATAATCAGGACTGGATTATTGCAAAAGCCGAGCACACCATTGATAACAGCGGCTTTACCACGCAGCTTGAGCTTGAAGCAAAAATCCCGGAATGGATAGCAGAAACAGAGTAAGCAACTTAGAATAGCGGCAGCACCACGTTAAGGGAGGTCGCTATGTTCCGTTGTCCGCTTTGTGGCGCATCTGCCCGTATCCGCACCAGTCGTCCGGAAAATGATTCAAACACCGTGCGGCAAAAGTATTACCAGTGTAACAACCTGGAATGCGGCGTATGCTTCTCAACACTGGAAGCTTTCCATAAATTCACATCGAAACACGCCTCCGGCGTTCACTCTTCAGAAGGTATCCCGTGGCATGAGCTGCCAGCTTCGCACAGGGGAAACAATCAGATGAGCTTGCCTTTACCTCAGAATTAACAGGCAGAATTGCCGGAGTAACAAAAAAGCGATAGATTACGCGCGGGTGCCTTTCGGCTGATGGTCGGAGGGAATACCCGAAGGCCGGATGTGGAAAGGCCCCGGAAAACATGTCTGTTTAACCGAGGCCCTAACCCGTCAACCTAGCAAGTGATAGGTTAGCGCCTCTCCAACAAAGGAGCAAGCGCTATGTCGCAAAAATCGCTTACGGCCATCACGTTCTGCGTGACGGTAATCCTCATCATCTGGATGCTGCACGGTTCGCTGTGTGAAATACGGATGAGCTTCTGGGGAGCGGAGTTTGCGGCGTTCTTACAGTGTAAGCAGTAAGGAAACCGCGACGGGGAGGCAACTCCCCGTCAATCGGTTGCCAGGGTAAGGCCGATAAGGCACCCTATCTCATAGGCATGAATAACAACCCCGCAGCGTAAAAACTGCGGGGTTTCTTTTTGGAACTCTCACTAGCTAGTGAGCCGTTAACTGCACATTATGCTCGCACAACAAATCAGTTAAAAGAGATTACTCAGCATTCTCCTGCTTCCATTGCCGGATCATTTCATCGGTAACATCACTTTCATAACATACCACGTCATACCCTCCAGTACGGCTATATGCACTGCGTCCACCACATCTACTACCATTCCTTGCATGATTATACGGACACGCACAATTGCCTGGATAAGATTCAATGGACTCTTTAATTATTTCTTTCTTGATCTGAGCATCTGACTTTCCTGTTGCTGCATACCCACTAAAAGATACCAAACAAAGGCAGATTGCCATTAATAAACCACATCGCATACCGATACACTCTATTACTAACCAATCATAGCCCACATCATAAAATCGAGATGAGGAGTACAACACCTTTAACAAGAAGATGCCATCACGATAATATGCCGTGCAATTCATCAAAAAAAAGATCTATATCAAAGAGATAGAGTTATTATCAGTGCTGCAGACATCAGCATTCGAGGCAGCAGAAAGACAGTAAATCTAACGAATTTGTCTTTTTCTCAGGATGTTGTCAGATTAAAAAAGATAGAGTAGCGCAGACACCTTTTGGTGGATGGTAGGAGGAAAAATGAAGTTGAGTGGGAAGATCCCAGAAAAAACTTTGGTTTAACCAAGGCCCTAGTTCAATATGCGAAATGCAGATGAGTTGCAGGGAGTTTTGCTTCACCCTTAGAGTTTAAACAGACGTGTACTATCATTATTTCTGCATATCGCCACACCATCGCCACTTTACCGCCATTTAACAAAATACAAATACAAAAAAACCACCCGAAGGTGGTTTCACGACACTGCTTATTGCTTTGATTTTA